CGAACACGGTTTGCCGCTCCTGCATCTGCTGTTCGCGGCCCTGCACGATGATGTCATTGAGTTCACCGAGGATGTTGTGCGCCTGATCCTGGGTGAAGCCCTGCTGGTGGGACCAGTCCCTGAAGTAGGAGAGTCCCTCGTCCTCACTGTCGGAGAACTCCTCGAAGACATAGTCCTCCGGGGAGTCCGGGCGTCCCAAGGCCCGGTGAACTTCGTCCCAGGACTCCCCCTCCTGAGGGATCCTGAGAAAGCTGTCGGGCGGCGCCCCCATCTTGCGGACGGCATGGACGTAGCTGTTAGCGAGCTTGTCCACAGTGTCGAAGTTCTTCAGCGAGGGTTCGTGCGCCAGTTCCCCCTGAAGCGCACTTGCATCAAAGGGGACCGGGGCGGCCAAGTTGTCCGGGGCTTCCCCGGATTCAGTCGCTTGTGCTTCTGGCATCGGATTCCATCAGTTCGAGCTTGGCAAGGATTTCCTCCGGAGAGGTCCTTGCTCGCTTGATGAGGTCCAGCACCACGTTCCGCGCTCCCTCGTTGAAGGCGCTTGCCCTCTCGGAGTTGGGATCGAAGGTGGGACTGAACACGTTGTACCGGGAGGCGAGATCCGCGAGGATTTCCTTGCCCTCCGGGGTGTTGAGGAGGCCATGATACGCCTCCAGAAGACGAGCCTGCTTGCGGCTCATGAAGTTCATGCCGCCTCAGCCCGTGCAAGGTTGAGTTGCGCCGAGGACCGCTTCTCTTCGGTCTCGGCCATCTGCGAGTCCGCTTCCAGCGCCTGCTGTTCCTGCTGTGCCTGCTGCTCCTGCGCCTGGATTGCCGCCATCTCCTCGTCCGAGAAGACGGAGGAGGGCGGGACATTGAGGATCTCTGCGCTCAGTTCCGAGATGCGGGAGACGTTGAGCCGCTTGATGGTGCTCGGGTCGATCTGGGCAAGCGGCATGTGGAACTGGATGAGCTGCCCGATGGCGTTGAGCTCAAGGGTCCTCTGCGCAACCGAGACGGGGTTCACATACGTCACCTGCACATCCATGTCGGCCATCACGGGCGGCGGCGGCGGGAGCATCCCGGCTCGTGCCATGACCCGGAAGGTGCGTTCGATGAGGGGGCTGAGGAACTCCGCCTCCTGCCGAGCCACGATGGGGCCGATGATCGCAAGGCGGTCCCGTTGCCGGGTGGCAATCTCGGTTGCGGTGAACCGCAGCACATCGCCGTCGGGGGCAACGGGTCCGGGGAGTTCGATGAGATCGAGGTAGAAGGCCTTGCTGATCGCATCCTTGACCTGAGCCATCTTTGCGTCCGCATAGCGCGGGTCGCCCATCGGAAGCTGTCCGATGATCTCCTTCTGGGAGTAGCCGACCCGGTGGATGTTGATGGCTCCGGGATAGGTCTTGATCTGCCCAAGGAAGCCGTCGTCCGGAAGCGTGAGGGGCGGATCCACCTGCTTCTGGAGGGCCTTGAGGTAGGTTTTCTCCATCTCGTTGCACATCAGCACGTCCGGGAGCGCATCGCCTCCGGGTCCGCGCCCGTAGATCTCGTCCTCGTTCTTGGCCCACCGTGAGACGACGTAGGGGAACTCGTCGTGTCCCCCGATCCCGATGATCTGCTTCTTCTCCTTGAGCACATGGATGGAGATGAAGGGCTTGGGGATCAACTGGAGCGGCCCTCCGATCTTGAGGGAATGCCACGGCTTGACGACATGGATGCAGTCGAACTTCTCGTAGGGCTTGCCCTCCTCGAGCTTCTGGAGGACCGTTTCCGGAAGCAGGTTTGCATCGAAGTTCTCGATCAGCGCCTTTGCGCTGTAGGTGTACTCCCGATACGCCGAGTCGATGCGTCCCCTGCGGTTGACCGCATAGCAGGTCTTGGCAAGGGGGAAGCTCCTGAAGTAGGGTCCGATCCCCGGAGCGTCCTCGATGTACATGCTCCCGGTCCCAAAGGCCCCAAGATCCGTGAAGTACTCGTAGGCGGCAGGGTGGAAGTTGGACTTGGGAGAGGCAAAGTGCGCCTGAAGCGCACGAGTCGCCTCCTCCAGCCAGAGTTGCACCTGACGGTCCTGCTCGAGTTGCTTGAGGGCAGGCTTGAGCAGGAACCAGGGGGCGGCGGCAGGAGTGAGCAGATTGTGCAGTCCCGCACTGAAGCGGGTGAGGGCCCGTACAGCGGTTGAGTCGAAGATCTTCCCACGCCTTGCGATTCCTGCCGTGTACTTCGTCTCGAAGTCGGCGCGTCTTGGACACATGAGGTCCGCAACCTGCTGCCATTGGCGTTCCCATGCCGTCCGGTCCTGCTTCAGGTTCTCATGGTCCTGAAGCACCTCGGAGGCGGGATTGCCGGATTCCCCGGCATGGGCGGAAGTTGGATGCGGCATCTAAACCTGTCCCACCGTTCCGTAGGTGCGGTTCTTGACCTGCTTGGTCTTCCGGGTCGAGGTCAGGTTCGTCTTCGTGCCCTCGCCCTTCCTGCGGAGGTAGGGTTCGGCAGCGGCGGTGACGCTGACATCCCCGTAGATCGGCTCATCGGGCGCATCCTCTGGAGACTTCGAGTCTTTTGGCATGAGACCCATGCCCTGCCACATGTATCCCATTTCTCTACTGAACTTGCCGAAACCATGTGAGAGGTTGGTGTCCAAGGCTCTTGCAACTGCGCTCATCTGATTTCCCTGATAAAAAGGTTCCAAGATTCGCATCCGCCCTCCCCTCCAATCTTGGGGAGCCGTGCGCTGACCAGCCCGTGATAGGGAGAGGACTCCTCACAGGCGATGATGTAGGTTCCGACCCCGGACTCGGCCATGAGGGTCTCCAGGCATCCGAAGGCTTCCATCGAACGCCGCATGGAGGCATGGGCAGGGATCATCCACCAGTAGACGGTGGGCGACTGGAGGCAGAAGCCCCCGGCCATCTCCCCATCGACGAGGATGGCATGGGTGGTGCCAAGCGGAAACATCCCCTTGCGCTCCGGCCAGCCGCCCTGATAGGCGGCGATCAGGCGCTGCTGGTCCTCCTCGCTGCGCAGGGGCATGGCCCGGACCCGTGTGAGGTCAAGCGTCTTCATGGCAGGCTCTTGTTCCCATGGATTCCGAGATTTTTCTGCCAGGCAAGGAACCTGAGTGCTTTGTAGTTCCGGTACTTGCTGGAGTAGAAGTAGGGCTCGGCAAGTCCCTGCTGGATCATCCGTGCGCCGACTTCCCTGCGCTCATTGAGCGGAAGAGGTCCCGTCAGCGTGGCCTCGGCCAGCCGCCTGTTGTACTTGTCGGTCCTGCCCGAATCCTTGATCCGCATTCCCCGGACGAGGTACTCGTGCAGCTTCGCCTTTGCCGTCAATGAGCCGGGCTTCCCCATCTCTTCGGCATCGTAGTGCATCATGCGGGTGGACTGCCTGCGCTTCTTCACACGAAGCAGTTCCCCAGACAGAGACCGCTTTGGAGCCCTTGTGGTGAAGACCGTGTCCCCGTCGTAGGCCCGGATGAAGACCTGCTTCCCTTGACGCCCCTTGCCGCGCTTGAGCCATTCATTCACCTTCTTCTTTTCCGTCATGCCGCAACTCCCCAGCCCTCGAAGGCGTCCCATTCGTGCTCCTTCGTCCCGAAGGCATGGTCCTGCCGACGCTTCGGCTCTGCGGTCTTTGCAAAGCGCAGGGACTGGGCGGCGTAGCGCGTTGCGCTCATGAGGTCGTCGTTGAGCTTGATCACTCGTCCGTCCTTGCGATGGTACATGCGGAACTCCTCGAACCATTCGCTGAGGTGGTCGAAGACGAAGAAGCGTCCGGTCCTCATGCGGTCGAGCAGGTTCATCAGCCCCGGTTCCACGGACTGTCCTCCCTCCGGGTTCTCGAAGTGCTTCACGGTCATGTTGAGCCCCTGCTGCCGATAGGTCTGCGCAAGCGGAATGCCGGAGCCCTTGTCGTGCTGGGAGCCGTCATGGGGCCAGGCCACGGGGATCCAGTTGCCGCGCTGCTTCATGGCCGCCGCATGGAACACGGGAGTCTCCGCGCTCCTGCGGTAGCAGTCGTAGACGTAGATGGCATCCGTGTCCCGGTCGTGCGCCATCCAGACTGCTGCCGTGGGATGGTCCCAGCCGAAGTCCATTCCGCAGATGCGGCTCCAGTGCTCCGGGATCGAGAAGGAGGGACGCTTGACCGCCTCTTCCTTCACTGGGAAGACCAGACCCGATCCCAGCACCGGAATCCCCTTGGAGCGCATCTCCCGCTCGTGGTCGGGAAGTGCCGCAAGGATCTCCTGCTTGACCGCCTCGTCGAGATGGGGTGCGTCGTCCCACGTTGCATTGAAGATCTGCTGGTGGGGCTGGAGGTGGTTCATGAACTGCGCGATCACCTGTGTCATCCCGGACTCCGGGGTGAAGGTCATATACACCAGTCCCCCGGTCTTGAGGGCGGCACGGAGCGCCTGCGAGTAGATGTCCTGCGGAGGCTCCTCGTCCAGCCAGGTGACATCCACCGCCTTTCCCATCCAGGCCTGCTTTCCCTGCTCGTAGCTCTTGAAGTGGAGCTTGGAGTTCCGTCCCGAGACATGCTTCACCAGCACACTCTGGTAGGCATTCGGGATGCCCGGTTGCCGCTCGGTCTTTCCAATGGCCTCCTTGGGAAGCGCCCCGTGTCCGAAGTCCTCCTCGTCGCCGGGAGTCCCAAGCAGTTCCGCCTGCACGATGTCCCTCGTGTTTCCTGTCGTGTTCCCTGCCGCCCATGCCTGAATGGGCGTGTCGAACCTTGGACCGCGCCACCACTTGGGATACTGTCCCGTCAGGTGGATCGCAAGTTCCGCCGCACCGCAGTAGGTCTTCCCGGTCTTGTTTGCCGCCATCAGCAGACGCTGACGGGCCAGCCGTCCCTTGGGGTCCCTCGCCTCATGGAAGCGAAGCTGGTACTCGTAGGGCTCGTAGAAGCACAGGCGGTTGGTGTCCTGCACCTCCGCCAGCGTCTCCGCGACCTGAATGACCTTCTCGACCCGGCGTGTCATGGGCGTCTCATCCAGGAGTTTCTTGGAGAAGTGCTCACCCAGAGATCCTTGATGGTGCTCATGAACTTCTTGTACGGGGTCTCTCCCTTGAGCCGCACATGCTCCTGCCGGAAGTCCTCGCGGGAGGCCTGACCGACACGGGTGGGCCGTCCGGTCTGGAAGTAGCCCTTCGGCTCACCGACCGCTCCGATCACCCTTGGGCCTGTCAGGACCGATCCAAGTTCCTGTGCATAGTTCGGGACCGACGCCTTCGCCTGCTTTGCAGAGAGGGAGAGTCCAGCCGCGATTGGGGCGATTGCCAGAGATGCTGGCCCCAGAGCCTTGCCAAGGGTGCGGCCTGTGACGTTGAACGCCTTCTGGAGCTTGAGCTTGTGCAGCTTACGGGCACGGCTCTTCTTCGCCTCCGCCTTCTTGCTGACTCCAAGAGCCTCCTTGCCGACCGCACCTGGGGCGGCCTCCGGCTTCTTGACCCCAAGGGCCGTCCGGAGCTTGGCCCGGTGCTCCCTGCGTTCCCGGCCCTCCTTGTTCCGCCTCTCGGCCTCCTGCACCTTCATCGCCGTCTCCTTGGGCGGCACCGGGGCTCCGACAGGGCCGGACTTCCCTTCTGCGGGGGGCTTCGTCCCGTAACTGCGCAAGGCGGCGGACAACCGCAAGTCGGGAAGGATGTCGGGAGTCGGGTCGCCCACCGTGCTCGGCTTTGCCCCCGGCGTCTTCCGGGACATCGCCTGCGAAGGATCCCAGACTCCGCGCCTGTCCTTGGGAAGCTGCTCCGGAATGATGCGCGGCTGGCCCGACTTCGCCCCTGCGTCCTTCGAGGTCCAGGCCGCGACACGCTTCTTGCTCACGCCAGCAGCCGCTTTTTCTTTTCGCTCTTCCTCAAGCAGTTTCCTCTGCTCAATCGTCACGGCCTCTGTGGTGATCCCCACTACTCTCTGCTCCGTCGTGCGGTCATACTGCCCCTGCGTGGGCATCTCCTTGTCCCATCTCGGACGGGCGATGGGCGTCTCACCCCTGGGATACGGCTTCCCCCGGTCATCGACATACCGCCCTGACGGATCCTTGTCGGGACTATAGACCGTCTTCCTTGGTGCGTCCTTAATCTCCCGCCGCTCGTTGTCCGCATAGCTCCCCTGTGCGACCGGACTCTCCGAAATCACATCCTGAACCTGTTCCCGGGCCAGCCGGGGGACGGCGTAGCTGTAGGCCTGCGACATCTCATCCACCAGTTGGAGCTTCTGCGCCGGGGTCGTCCCTCTCTTTCCCGTCAGAAGCGTCTCCGAGGTCTTGAAACGGTGCTGGGCCATCCTCAGCGCAAGGTCCTTGGACTTGCGGATCTGCTGCGGAGTCTTCCCGTCCTCAGAGAGCGCATGGATCCCCTCCGGAGACTGCTTCGCTTCCTGCACCCGCTCCTCCTCGTAGCCTGCAAAGTCAAAGTCGAACTGATCCGCCTCCGCCTCCACCTTCTGCGGGAGATCCCCCTGTGGCTGACTCACTGCACCCGCCTCCTCCATGCCCTCCCATGAACTCTGGGGACGCCCTAGAGGATTCGCTCTATTTGCACGGTATCCGGGACTCCTTCCCTTCGAGGGCGACACCGCCTTGTACCCCTTGCGACGCTCAGACGTCGTGAGACTCGTGTCCGGCATCCGGTTCGGGTCCGGATCAAAACGGTACGCCTCCTTCGATGGCCCATGCGTCAACTCCGCACGGCCCTCATGCGACTCCACCAGAGGGTCCTTCGCCAAGTCCCAGTCCGGATCAAAACGGGAGTCCCGACGCTGCTGTGCCTCCGGATTGTCAATGTTCGGCCCAAATCGCAGATTCTGAGAACCCAGGCGCTGAACCCGCTCCCCCTCCAGAGGATGCACATCAATCTCGTCCAGTTCGCTGATCGCCTGTGCCGAACCCCCCTCCAGAGGCTGCGAAGGATCCATGATCAAACCCTCCTCCGAAAAACGGACCCCGCCCATCCAGCGGTTGCTCTCGTAACGGCCACTTACGTCCTTCCCAGACTTCGCACCCTTCGGAGTCGTCTCATGTATCTCCCTCAACTTCTCCCGCCCCAACTCCAGAACGGCTTCAGGATGAATCCCCGCCCTCTGAAATGCAGGGTTGTTCAACATCTCGTCCGACTTGAGAAGACTGAGCATCCTCGAACGACCCTCACGCCGCCTGTGCTTCGGAGTCTCCCATGGCTCACGCTCCCCAGGCTTCACCGCATAAGAACGCTCACGCGCATAAGGATCCGCCCTCCTCCAAGCCGTCCGGAACACCTCCTCCCAAAGCTGAGAGACCGTCTGAGCACGACCCCCCTTGCCAATCCCAACTCCACGCGCTGACTCTGCCGTCTTGTAACGATAATCCGAACCCTTCGGACCCGTGTACAAACTCAGTTCCTTCTCCTTCGCCATCCTATGCCACCTCCAAACTTGGGCCCATCCCGTTGCGACGCATCCGGATACGAGCCAGCATCAGCTTCGCCCCGTCTGCACCCACCAATGAAATCAACTCCGCCTCCAACTGCTCCGCACTCTTATGAATCCCCTGATCCCCCTCCAAAACCCGGCTCCGATCCAAAAGCTCCTTCGCCGCATTCAACTGAACCGACTCGCTCTCGCTCGAATCCATCAAATACTCCAACTTCGCCAATGCCTTCGGACCTACACCCTTCAGACGCTCCCGCATCATCGAAGAAATCTCCGAACGCAAACTGTACTTCAACGAACTCGCCGTGCTCCGCAACTTCAACTCGTCCCCACGGAAGTAACCCGCACCCCTTGCGCTCTCCACCGCATCGCCGCTCTCAATAAACAACTCCACAAACTTACGGCGCTTGCGACTCCGCAAATGCTCCAACTCCTCCATCAATGCACCTCCTATCTCACTTCTAACACCAATGATACCCCCTTGTCAAACACCTCTCTTCATTTCAGTTTAGTCCGTATAAACAGTTGTTTAGGAAGGCTAACACCAAAAACAGCCCCGTGTGGAGAGGGGGGACGTGGGTGTGGGAGGGAGTGTGCGTTTTGTGCCCCCCCATGCCGTTCCTGTGCGTGGTGCGCAGGGACACGGGCGTTGTGCCCATCAGTAAACTTTTACAGGAGGAACGATGGACGTTCACGTCACGAAGGAACGACTCCAAGCATACAATAAGCTCCAGGATGCTTTGGAGGATTACATCAAGTTCTCAAGTAGCGAGGCTCAACTTGACAATCTCTTCTTCATTCTGAAGAACGGGAAAGATCCGACTTCGCAGGAGTTTGACTTGAAATCCGCAATCATAAGTTTCCCGTAGCCAGCACAGGAGGCATCTGCGGGTGTCTCCGATGGTGGCTAATCTCAGTCACCGTAACCCAACTCAAGAGGAATTATATTATGGAAACCACAAAGAGGGCTCTGGAGAGGGTAGCGTCTCGCTATCTTCGAGATAGAGGCATCTCTACGACGAGAGCTTCCGTCTTCGTTTACAGAAGGCTAGGGACATATGAGGTCACGCTCTACATCAAGAACACGGCCAAGAGCCAGAGGGTGGTGGAGGCAGTGGTCCCTGGGCTTGAGAAGCGTCTCAAAAAGACACTAGTTGCCGCCTCATCAGGGGGGGGGAAGCTGTCGATCAAATTGACTGATCCACTGTACTCGCCGTAGCCAGCTAGGGCACATCTGAGGGTGTGCCCAATGGTGGCTGTGCAATGTCGTGCTGTCGCCAATCAACCCTTACCCAAGAGGAACAGATGGAACTCTTACTCAGTGACTTTTCTGAGGTCCAGCACAGGACTCAACAGCGTCTCAACCTGCTCAAGGAAGACGTTGAGCAAGCTCATGACTACTGGCTCCTTCCGGAGCAGGAACTTCCCTTCTAGGGAGCACAGCTAGGGCGCATCAGGGCATCGGTGCGCCTCATGGTGTCGCTCTACCGAGCATCAACGACAGGGCATGGTGCAGTCTGACCGAGTATCAATGAACAGACACAACCTCCAACCGGAGACTCTCATGATCATTCGCATCAACAACACCGTCATCGAATCCGAAGCAATTGAGGATGCCACGGAAGCCGTGGGTAATGGCCTCACTTGGACCGGGAAGAAGATCTCGGAATTCGGGAAGAAACTCCTGACGGTGCGCGAGGCGACACGGGCGGATAACCGCAAGTAGAGCACAGAAGTAGAGCACAGGGGGCATGGGCGACCGTGCCTCCGATGGTCTGCTTCAACGGGCCTGACCAGCCCATAACTCCAAAGGAGAATCCCATGATCATTCTCGTCGCAGGCGCACTAGTTCTGAACCTGTACCTCTCGATCTTCGTCAATCGGCTGGACCCGAGGGACTGGATCGTGACGGTGCTGATCTGGACGGCAGGATCGTCCGCCACTCACCTGATGGTCGGTGCGATTGGCGGTCTGCTCTGGAGCTTCCTGATCTCCTTCCGGAAGCGCAAGGAGCGCAAGAAGACCCTGCGCCGCCATGCCAAGGACGTGTGCAAGGAAGGCTGTGAGTGGTTCCAGAGGGAACTGCTCACCGAGTAGTCAGCCCAGGGGCATCCAAGGGTGCCTCTGCTGGTGTCTATTCCGGACGCCACTGGCCGTGGAGCACAAGCGGCTGAATTCCAACAAAGAGGATGAGTATGGAAAATCGAATCGAGATCACGGCGACCGAAGCTGGAGCGTTCTTCCACGCAGAGCTTGACCGGAAACTCCTTGCCAAGGCCCTCAAGGCCGAGCAAGAAATCCAGTTCTGCGCTTTCGAGCGCAAGGACGGCAAGCTCAAGTCGGTGGAGTCCGTGCAACTCCAAGAGCCGATGACGACCCGACCGGAGTACCTGAACGGGTCCGACCTCTGGCTCTTCCGGAAAGCGCGGATCACGGCGAAGGGAACCCGCTTCGTGACCGGGACGCTCCGCCCCTTCAAGCCGGAGGGACTGAGCCGCAAGGCCGAGGGTGTCGTGATCGAGGGGATTCTCGAGAAGACCTCGGATCGAGCCATGGAGTGCCATGAGTTCGACGTCTTCGAGCACAAGGCCGAGAACCTGATCTAGGGCACAGCACAGGGTCTCTCCTGCGGGGGAGGCCCGATGGTGCGCCCTGCACCGATCCCCCCATGATGGCGAGGCGAGCGGAGCGAGCCGTAGCCCCTGCCCTGTGGACGCGAGCGAGCGGAGCGAGCGTGTGCGCGTCCCTTGGGCGGCGGGGTGGGAAGCGAGCGCAGGCGAGCGCGTGGGGCGCCGAAGCGCACCCGGACCCGGACGAAGCCGGGGAACCTCGGAAGAGGAGATCAGATGACTGCTTGGCAGAAGAGAGAGCAACGGGTCAATGAACAGGTACTCCGGAAGCTCGGAGTGCCCACGACCCCCAACGCCGGGAAGAAGCGCAAGAAGAAGCGCCACTCCCGCAAGGACGACTTGAGGCATTGGAAGTCCCACCTCGAGGAGTTCGTCCAAGGCGTACCCTCCAGCGCAGAGAACCGCGCCTGGCGGGAACACCAACAAGACATGAGGGCCTTCGGAGACGTAGCCCTCTGAGTGGTGAGGGGGGTTGCACCTGCATCCCTGTCCTGTTGGACAAACAGGGTTAGCGAGGGTGCAGTCCTTCCTCACTAAAGACAAGTCCCACACACATGAGTAGAGCAGTGAGTACTCTGAGGTGATCACAGAGGGGATCTCTGAGGTAATCACAGAGGGTGTTGTGGGGATCCATGAGTATATATGAATGGAGATAGTATGAAACTAGATCGGTGTTGTGGTAGGTGCTACATACCTACCAATCTCGCGGTGCGGATTGCCGTCAACTTGCTTGACGGTACACAGTCCTGCGGGGGAAACTACCCCTCCTTGATTCTCAAAGAGGGAAAGCTGGAGTGGCACGGGCAAGCCACTTCGGGAAGATGGTTGAAGTTAGAAAAAGACCCAACCTCGTCTGATGAATGGGTCTTAGATTACTACACGGCCACTGGAAAGCCGTCTTCATTTTTCCAGAGTCTAACAGAACCTTCCCGGATAATGGGGAAGCGAAACTTTTCCTGGGGTGAAGTCATTGCCCTAGACAACCGACTAAACCCCTAATCGAGGAGAAATCTCTATGGTATTGAAGATTGGTGACACGGTGGCCTGGCGTCATGGCTGGGGAACCGGGCCTCTTGAGGAGGCGGTCATTGAGGTAATAACAGTCACTGACTATCCCCGCGAAAAGTATGGGGATGACAGGAAGGAGGCTGACTGGAAGCTAGTCTTTGAGAACCGGGTCTGCCTTTCGCTGACCAATGGGACCTGGGCCTATGGCAGCCAGATTTCCCCGCTTGGGACTGACCCTATCGAGTGGCATGAAGAAATGGGCTACGACAGCGTAGCCAGGGACGGATAGGAGGGAAAATGAAAACCGAGACGCATCTTGAGCGGGAACGCGCCTGGGCGGATGCCCTGATTGCGCGGATGCGGGAGAGCCGGGACACGGGCTTGGGCTGGGTGAAGCCCTGGTCCGGGTTGACGACGGGGCACTACAACCCCGTATCGGACTGGGTCTTTCAGGGGGGGAATGCGATGGGCATGACCCTCCACAACCTTGCGTATGGCACGACCTCGATCTACTGGATCGGGAAGGGTCAGGTGAAGCGCAAGGGCTGGAGGATCCGGAAGGGCGCAAAGCTCTGTCCGATCCAGCGCCCAATCCCAATCCCTGTGGAGGACGAAGAGGATGGGACGATAACCATCTTCCGTGCCGCCTGGATGGCGAACGGGGATGACGTAGAGGGGTTCGAGCCCCCTGAGCTTCCGGAGCCGAAGGCTTCGTCACTGGGGGCATCCGAGCTTCTGGAGCATCTTGGACGCTCTGGGGCGAAGGTCTTAGAGGGCGAGGGGTTCTCTCCTTCGTATGCCCCAGTGCAGGACGTGATCCGGATGCCTCCTGCGGGGGTGTTCCGGAGTGCGGAGGACCATGTCTCGACTCTCGCGCACGAGCATGTGCACTGGACGGGGCATGAGACTCGGCTGAAGCGGGAGCAGAAGGGCCGCTTCGGGAGCAAGGAGTATGCATTTGAGGAACTGGTTGCGGAGATGGGCGCTTCGTTCCTTGCAGAGCGATTTGGAGTCCCGGACGAGGGGCTTCAGCACACGGAGTACCTGGCTCACTGGATTGAGCTCCTGGAGGAGACTCCGGAGGTCATCCTGAAGGCTGCGAGGCTGGCGTCGTCGGGTGCGGATTACTTACAAAGCGTCACAGTGTGACGTTTTTTTTGTAACAAAAAGGATGAGGAATGAGAGACATCTGTCCTAACTGCGAAGAGCGGGTGGAGATCCATCCGGCCTTCGTATTCTGCTCAAACCAATGCAGGGTGGAGTTTGAGAGCGACCCGCCCTGCCCCTGGAAGGAGGAGCAATGAAACTTGATGAGGTCTTTGCCTGTCCAGCAAGTAACTGCTGGCAGGGGGTGGCCGTGGAGGACCGTCTGGACGAAGACGGGGAGTTCTGCGGCACGATATCGGACATCTGCCCCTGCTGTGAGGGGCGGGGGTTCTGGACGAGGGAGGAGCGGCTGGAGTACGAATCGCACCTCTCGAAATCAATGGAGCCGGATTACGAGGCTCTTGACGACCTTCCTTTCTGAGAGAATGAAAAAAGGAAAAATTAAACCCAAACCCACAGAACGAATCACTCACAACGGCCATGATTATTGGTCTTGTTGCATCTGTGGTGAGTTGTTTGAAGGCTGGGGGAATAACCCTTGGCCATTGTCGGATCGAGACAATGATGAGTGTTGTGATGAATGCAACACGGTAGTTGTCATGGCTCGAATCATAGGGACACTGGATGATCCGAGTTAACCTACTAAATCCAGGGATACGTTTGATTTTCCAGTTGTAAGTACAACCAAAGCGTTGTACCATGACCCCTTCTTGTTCGTATTATATCAACACAACAAAAGGGAAGTCATGAACGGAATTTCACTGAAGGATCAGGTAAGATTTTTCGGCGGAGTCTGCTTGAAGGACATCGCCGAACGTGCGGGGTACACGAAGGAATACCTCTACATGGTGATGGGCGGAAAGCGCCAGAACACGCGCCTGACGAGCGCGGTGTTCCAGGCACTCGAAGTCCGGAAGCACGAACTGAGGAAGGCGCTGGGCGTCACCTCTCAACCCACAACCAAGGAGAAGCAATGATTGAGAATTTTGCCCCGAACGATGCGGAGGCGCGTCGGCAGGGGATCGGGGGGAGTGATGCGGCTGCAGTCGCAGGCGTGAACCCCTGGAAGAGCGCCTTCAAACTCTGGAAGGTCAAGACCGGGGAGGAGCCGGACGACTTCGAGGAGAACGACGCCATCCGGTGGGGGAACCGCCTGGAGCCCCTGATCCGGAAGGAGGCCATTCGAGAGAAGTTCGGGGTCAAGGTCGTCAAGGACTGGCGGACGCACCACAAGCCCGGTCACAGTTGGCTCTACAGCCACACGGACGGGCGGATTGTGGGGAAGCCCTGGATTGCGGAAATCAAGACGGTTGGGCAGAGAATGGCCCACTACTGGGACGAAGCGAAGGACGGGGTTCCGGACTTCGTGAGGATCCAGTGCGTCCACATGATGCTGGTGGAGCCAAAGCTGGAGGGTGTGGAGGTGTACCCTCTCTTCCTTTCGGATCGGGATCTGCGGAGGTACGAGATTCCGAAGGATGAGCGTCTGGAGGAGCTCTATTTCCAGAAAGCGAAGCAGTTCTGGGCAAAGGTACTGGCAAAGGATCCGCCCGATCCGGCAACTGCACAGGAGTTCGACGCGCAGCTTGAGACTCCGGCGCGTGGATGGCTGGAGGGGGACGAGGAGGTGGCGGAGATGATCCGCCGCCATCAGAACCTCAAGCGCCTGGAGAAGGAGGCGAAGGAGGAGCTCAAGGGGCTGGCGCT